CTTTTCTTTTCTTATACGCAAAATTGGGGGTTCGGCCCAGAGGGAAGAGGCATTTACGCAAAAAGGGGTTTACTATTTGTAGGTTTATCTACTTAGTTTAAACCAAAACGAAATAAAAAAAGGATGGGAACAATTTATAAATGTAAGGAATGCAAAAAGGAGCGAACATTGGAAAAAGCAACAATTTGTGTTATTGATGGGAGTGTTGAAGTTAAGGAGGCAAAGTGCGAATGTGGAAATTATATGAAAGCAAAACCAAAGGGAGGGATGCCATCATTAATAAGAACAGAACCAACATTGAATAAAAAATAAATGGGAAAGGGCCGCAAGAAATTACCAACTGCATTAAAAAAAATGCAGGGAACAACTGAAAAAAGCAGGGAGGTTGATAATGAAATGCAAGTTGAATTGTGTTCATCATTGCCAGATGCACCAGAGTTATTAAGTGAGATTGGAAAAGGCGAATGGCTAAAAGTAACACAACAATTATTTAATTTACAGATGTTGCATTCAGTTGATTTAAGATTGGTTGAGGCATATTGCAATGAAATTGCTTTATATATTGAAAGCGAACAATGGTTAAGGAAAAACGGCAGGGTTGAGGAATTTAAAAACATTGATGGGATGGTTACAAGATCACAAGCCAATCCGCATCAAAAAATTGCTAAGGATGCATTAGCATCAGCATTAAAATTGGCTACTCAGTTTGGATTAACACCTGTTGCGAGGGCATCAATTTCAGCACCAACAGTAAATAATAATACGCAAATAAATAATTATTTTGAGTAAATATTATTTTGATAAAGATTCAGCATTAAGATCAATAAGTTTTATTGAGAAATTTTGCACACACACAAAAGGCGAGTTGGCAGGAAAGCCATTTTTATTGGAGGATTGGCAAAAGGAAATTGTTGGGAATATATTTGGTTGGAAAGATGAGGAAACAAATCTAAGAAAATACAGAACAGTATTTGTTGAAGTTCCAAGAAAGAACGGGAAAACAACATTATGTGCAGCAATCAGTTTATATATGTTATTTGCAGATAGTGAAAGGGGATCAGAAGTTTATGCAGCAGCAGGGGACAGAAATCAAGCGGGAATTGTTTTTGAAATTGCAAAGGGAATGATATTAAATTCAAATGAATTAACAAGCCGTTCCAAAGTGTTCAGAAATTCAATCACACATGAGGCAAAAGGAAATTTCTTCCAAGCAATAAGTTCAGACAGTAAAACAAAACATGGATTCAATGCCAACTGCATTATTTTTGATGAATTACACACACAGCCCAACAGAGATTTATGGGATACCTTAACAACATCAACAGGAAGTAGGAGGCAACCATTAACAATTGCAATTACAACAGCGGGATATGATAGGCAATCAATTTGTTATGAGGTTTATGATTATGCAAAGAAAGTGGAAAGCGGTGCAATTGATGATGATACATTTTATCCTGTAATATTTGAGGCGGATGATGATGATGATATTACATTGGAGGAAACATGGAAAAAAGCAAATCCAAATTATGGAATATCGTTAAGAAAAGATTACATGCTCCAGGAATCAAAAAAGGCGGTTAATGTTCCATCATATCAAAACACATTTAAAAGGTTAATGTTAAACATTTGGACAGACAGCCAAACGCAATGGATTGGCCATGATGAGTGGGCGGAATGCAACCAAGATTTTGATTATAAAAGTTTGGAGGGAATGGAATGTTGGGGAGGTTTGGATTTAGCATCAACAAGAGATATAAGTGCATTTGTTTTGGTTTTTAGTGTTGAGGATAAAATTATTGTTTTGCCCCATATGTTTATTCCAAAAGATAACGCAAAGAAAAGAAGTGACAGAGATGGAGTGAATTATATGGAATGGATAAGGGATGGGCATGTAATAGGAACAGAGGGAGATGTTGCAGATTACAATTTCATTAAAGCGAAAATAAATGAGTTAAGCAAAAAATATCGGATTCAATCAATTGCTTATGACAGATGGAATGCATCCCAATTAGTCATTGATTTACAAAATGATGGTGCAAACATGGATCCATTTGGACAGGGTTTTGTTTCAATGTCAGCACCTACAAAGGAATTGGAAAAAATTATTTTGGGCAAACAAATTGTGCATGATAACAATCCTGCAATGAATTGGATGTTGTCAAATGTTGCAATACAAGAAGATCCGGCAGGAAATATTAAAGTTGCAAAAAATAAGAGTAAGGAAAAAGTGGATGGAATTGTTGCGTTGGTGATGGGAATTGGTGAAATGATGACAGGGGAAGATTCAACAAGTGTATATGATGGGAGGGGAATATTAACATTTTAAATAAAAATATGGATAATAAAATATTAGCATTATTAACGCCAGAGGGATTTGATGACAGATTTTGGGATGTTGCAGCACAAACAAAAACATATAAAAAAGCATATGAAATTGTTGAGGAGGAATGTGAGGAACATTTCAACAGGAGGCGATATTCTGATTATAATAGTTTCAGAAATTGCAGAGATAAGAGGTTAAAAAGGGTGCAAAAAACAATTTAACATAATAAATTAGTTTGGTTAGTCCCTATCTAGTAATTGATTTTATATGTTTTTTAATGTATATATACCGCAAAACCATCAAAATGCCTTAAAACGCATAAAAAGGGCGTTAAATTAAATTTAAGAAATGCAACCAAGTTGCACAAAAGTTAGTGTTTTTAAGCGTATAATTGCACAAATTCTTATAAGATTTGGGCGTAATTGATACAATAAAAAATGTGTTTAATCCATCAAAAGATGAAGTTAGACACGAACAAAGATCATTAAATTTAGTTCCTGCATATGGAAGTGCAGTTGCAGTTGGGAGTGATAATGCATTAACATTTACGGCAGTTTGGGCCGCAATCAGATTATTAAGTGAAAGTGTTTCAAGTTTGCCATTGGGAGTTTATACAAATTCTGATGGTGATAAAATTGTGGCGGAAAACAATCCTGTTTATCCTTTACTAAAAATAAGGCCCAACAATTATCAATCAAAAATTACATTCCTGGAAAAAGTAATGATGGATTTACTTACAAAAGGGAATTCATATGTTAGAATTGAAAGGAACAGGGGAGCAATCCCAACAGCGTTATTGCCTTTAAATGCTGATGATGTAAAAATTAAATTTATTGATGGCGTTTTATTTTATGAAACAGCATCAAATATTTATGATGCATCTGATATTTTACATTTCAAAACAATTACAAAGGATGGAATTATTGGATTAAGCCCAATTGATCAATGTAAGAATTCAATCGGTTGGGGAATGGCAGTTGAGGAGTTTGGAAACACATTCTTTAAAAATGGTGCAAAATTAAGCGGGGTTTTACAAACTGATAGAGCATTAAGTGAAACAGCAATTGGAAGATTAAAAAATTCATTCAATAATGTTTATGCTCAATTAACAGGATCAAATGCAACTGTTGTTTTAGAAGAGGGATTGACATTTAAACCTGTTTCAATAAGTGCAGAACAAGCACAATTTTTAGCAAGCAGGACATTTTCTTTGGAAGAGGTTGGCCGTATTTTCAACATCCCAAATCACATGTTACAAAATAATACGAAATCAAGTTTCAATAATATTGAAATGCAATCACAGGAATTTGTTACATACACTTTAATGCCGTATTTAACAAGAATTGAACAGGAAATGAATTTAAAATTATTTAGAACGAATGAGATTGGAAAAACTTTTGTTGAATTCAATGTAAATGGTTTATTAAGAGGAAACACAAAAGACAGATCAGAGTTTTACAGAACAATGTTAAACATTGGTGCAATGAGCATTAATGAGATAAGAAATAAGGAAAACATGAATAAAATTGCAGATGGTGATAAACATTTCATGCAATTAAACATGACTACAATTGACAAGATTGGACAAGAAGAAACAGAAGTTTAATCATGGGAATTTGGGATAAAAAATACAACAATAGTATGGAAAAAAGATTATTTAATATTGAAACTAGAATGGAAGAGGGCGAAACAATGAATGTTGTTGGCCATGCATCAGTTTACAATACAATGAGTGAAGATTTAGGAGGTTTTAGAGAAATTATTGCACCTGGAGCATTTGATGATGTTTTGGAAAATGATGTTAGAGCATTAATAAATCATGATGGAAATCTAATTTTGGCTAGAACAACAAGCGGAACATTAAAACTATCAACTGATGAAAAGGGTTTAAAATATGAATTTGACATGCCCCAAACATCTTATGGTAAGGATTTAGCAATTTCAATGAAAAGGGGTGATGTAACACAATCATCTTTTGCATTTACAGTTGAAAATGATAATTGGGAAACAAAAGATGGAATGGATGTAAGAACAATCACAAAAGTAAAAAGATTATTTGATGTTTCTCCTGTTACTTATCCCGCTTATCCAGATGCTGATGATTTAGTTATTGCACAAAGAGGATTAAGTGTTTACAAAGAAAAACAGGAAAGATTGAATGAGGAAAAAGATTTGGTTAAGCGTTCATTACTTAACTTAAATATTGAGTTACAAAAAAGGAAATAATTATTAATAAAAAAGAAAGCAGAATGAAAAATTCAAAAGAATTAAAAGAAATGCGTTCAGATATTATCGGAAAATTAGAGGAAATAAAACTAATTGCAGAAAATGAAGAGCGTGATTTAACAACTGAGGAAAATACATCAGTTGATGAGTTATTAACAGATGCAGACAATATGGATGCAAAAATTGAAAGAGCAGAAAAAATGGAAAAAGAAATCAGATTGGCAGCATCAACAGTTGGAACAACAGTTGCAAAGCCAGAAGTAAAAGAAGTTAGAGAATGGAGTTTATTTAAGGCAGTAAATGAAATGCGTAATGGTGGAAAACTTACAGGAGTTGAGGCGGAAATGCACCAAGAGGCAGAAAGAGAAAACAGAGGGGCATTAAGTGGAATTGGAATGCCATCATTTATGACTGAAAAAAGAACAATAGATCAAACTAACTCAGCAATTGCACCATCAATAACAGGGGCATATGCAGATGCATTAATTCAAAGTGGAGTTTATTCACAAGTTGGATTAAATGATTTAGGAAACATGGCAGCTGATACAGTTATTCCAGTAACAGGACAATCAACAGCAGCATGGGCAGGTGAAAATGCAACAGTTGCAGATACAGGAGCAGATTTTGGAAAAGTAACATTAACTCCAAGTAGATTATCAGCAGTTGCAAACATTTCAAATGTAATTTTAGCACAAAATGGTGGAGCAGAGGCAGCAATTATGGCTCAATTAGGGCAGCAAGTTGCATCAAATATTGATGCTGCAATGTTCGGATCAGCAGATGTTGCTTCAGCACCTGGATCAATTGCAGGAACAACAGGCGTTTTGACATTTACTGAGGCAGCAGCAGCAGATTTAAGTGGAGATGCATTAACAGCAATCCAAACTTTAGCTGATGATCATGGTTTAGATGGAAATCTTGGATTTGTTTACAATTGGGCAGCTTACAAAGGTTTAATGTCAGATGCACAAGTTTCTAATGTTTCAGCAGCAATGCAAAATGATTTATTATTAGGAAGGCCAGTTTATTTCTCAAATGCACCAGCAACTGTTGCAGCAACATCAGCAGATGGTTTATTTGGTGATTTTGACAGACTTTATTTTTGTTCATTTGGGCCAACATCAATTACAGTTGATCCATACACGAATGCAATGAATAATGAGGTAAGATTAGTATTAAATAACCATTATGGTTGGGGAGTTGCAGATGGAGCATCATTTGTTAAATTCACTTCATTAATATAATTTGATTGAAAATTTAAGGGGGTTGGTTTTAATCGGCCAATCCCCTTTTTTTAAACCATAATATGAGATCTTACAAAGTAATAGATGCAGCAAATCAACAAGCGGTTGACACAGAAGACATGAAACTTTATTTAAAAGTTGATACAACTGCTGATGATAGTTTAATTGAGGATTTAATAAAGGCGGCAACAAGTAGTTGTCAAGAATATACAAACAGGTTTTTTATTACAACTGAAATTACACAGTATGGAGATAATTGGAATGATGTTTCAGAATTATTTAAAAGTCCCGTTCAAACAACTTTGTTCAATATTAAATATTATGATACAGCAGGAGTGTTGCAATCTTTAGCAACAACAAAATACACATTGGATAATGTTTCACAACCTGCGAGATTAGAACCAGCACCAGATGAAAGTTGGCCAGATATTATTGATGGTTTAAATGCGATTGAGGTTAATTATCATGTTGGAGTTGATACACCTGCATTGTTGGATAAAGGTATAAAGTCAGCTATCATGTTGACAGTTGGGCATTGGTATCAGAACAGGGAGGCAGTTATTGTTGGGAGGCAAGTAAATGAAATCCCAATGAGTGCAAAATATTTATTGGATCAATATAAAATACAGGTTATTAGGTAATGCAAATTGGTGATTTAGACAGAAGAATAATTATTGAAGTTCCAACCAAAACAGCAAACAGTTATGGGGAGGAAACTTTGGAGTTTTCAACTTATAGAACAGTTTGGGCAAAGATGGAATGGAAAGGAGGAATGGAAAAAGAGGAAACGCAAAGAATTACAGCAACAACAAAATTAGTTTTTACAGTTAGAAATTTGGATATTAGTATAAACGAACAAAACAGAATAAATTATAATGGCAAATATTATTATATTAAAGTCATCAATGAAATTGAGGGGCGAGAAAGTTTTTTGGAATTAGAAACAGAACAAAAAGATTAAATGGCAGAACCAGCAATTTCAATTAAAATTGATCCAGGAAATTTGAAAGTGATTGATAACATGTTTAAACAATTGCCAAAACAAGTTAATAAAGAAAAGGTTTGGTTAAAATTTTGGAGGGAAAATTCAAAACCATTAGTAAGGGCAGCAAAAAGTAAAGCACAGGGATTAGGAGGAACAGGGCAATTAGCAAAGAGTGTTGGGTTTTTTACAACAAAAAGCAGCAGAAAATACAATGGCGGATATGTAGGGCCAAGAGTAAAAGGAGCATTTAGAAGTAAAAAAAAGAGTGGATTTTATGGGGCATGGGTTGAATATGGAGGGAGTGTTAATTTTGGAGGTAAAGGAACAGGAAAAGATCAGCCATGGATGGCAGATGCATGGAATTCAACAAATCAGCAGGTTTTAAATAATGGAATGAGGGATGCGGAAAAGATATTTGTAAAAGCGGTTAAAACACATGAAAAGAGGATGGCAAAATACGGAACATTAGGATATTAAAATGAAGAGTGGATTAGCAATATATAATATTTTAAGCAGAGATTCAGATGTGATCAGCATGGTGGCAAGACGAATTTTTCCAAATGTTGCAAAAAATGGAACGGAATTCCCATTTATCATTTATGATGTTGAAAGTGAAAGCCCAACAGATACAAAGGATGGAGTTTCAACATTGGATGAGGATTTTGTTATGGTTTCATGTTATTGCAAAACATATTCTGAGGCATCAGATTTAGCAAGAAAAATAAGAACGGCATTAGATAGGAAAATAGGAACATTTGGAGGAATTGAAATACAATCAATCCAATACAATGGATATAATGATTTATTTGATGACAATACAAGTGATGAGGGGGTTTACAGAAAAGCATTAGATTTTAAATTGAGAATTATAAATAATTAATTATGAAATATGTATTAAAAAATGACTGGATTTCACCAAGTGGAAAAACATTCAAAAAAGGGCAAATTATGGATTTAACACAGGAGTTAATTGATGTGTTGGATAAGGTAGAAGTAAAAAAAGAAAAGAAAGAAAATAAAATTAATAATAAAAAAAAATAAAATAAAATGGCAGCACCAACAGGCGTTCTTAACGGAACAGAAATAAAAATTTATGTAGCAGGCACATTAGTTGCTTATGCTACTACGGGATCAATCAATATTAATCATTCATTAAGAGAAATCACATCAAAAGATAGTGGAGCATGGAAAGAGCAAATGGAGGGATTAAGGGATTGGAGTATTGATTTGGAGGGAATGTATGCATGGACAGATCCAGCAGGTGGATCAATCACAAATGCAGATGATTTATATTTATCATACATTGACAACAGAACAAGTTTCACAATTACATGGGGATCAACAGATGCTGAGGCAGGAGATACGAAATATAGTGGAACAGCGTATTTAACAACTGTTTCAATGAGTGGAGCAACTGAGGATTCAGCAACTTATTCAGCATCATTTAGTGGAACTGGAGCGATAACACAGACAATATCGTAATAATAATTTTTGGGAATAGGGGGATGATCTTGTTTAGGTTTGTTTCATCCCCTTATAGCCCATTTTAAAACAAACAAAACATGAAATATACATTTGTAGAAATAGCAGCTAAAAAACATCCAATTAAATTTGGATTTAATGCCTTAAGAAAATACGGAATTAAAACAAACACATCATTATCTGATTTGGATAAAATGGGAAATGATATGAGTTTAAACAATGCATTAACTTTAATCCTTTGTGGAATTGAGGATGGATTCAGAGCAGCAAAACAAAAATGCAATTTGGACATTGATAGTTTATCTGATTTAATTGATGAGGATCATGATGCAATTGCAAGATGCATGGAAATTTTGGCCGAGCAAATGGGCGGTAAAAAAGGAAAGGCAAAAAAGAGGGGAAAGTAAAAGGCCAACATGGTGGGCAACCATTAAGTTGGCAAGAGTTGGAACAGATTGCATTTGGGCAATTGGGAATGAGTGTTGATGATTTTTATGATATGATGCCGAAACATTTTTGGAATAAAATGGACGGGTTTTATAAGTTGGAAAATATAAAGGAGCAGCAGGAATGGCAAAGAATCAGATGGCAAACAACATTATTGTTAAACATTCAATTGCCGAAAAACAAGACAGTTAAACCAACAGATTTGATTGAATTTGACTGGGATGAGAAAGGAAAGGAAGTTGATTTTGAGCAATTAAAAGCGAGGGCAGAATTTATTAAAAAAATGGAAGAGCATGGCAAGTAAAGCAGTTGGTTTTTTAACTTTTAATTTTGGGGCAAACATGGGTGGATTTAACAAATCCATGAAAAAGGCCAGAATGAGCATAAAAAAATTTGGTTCTTCCATGAAATCAATGGGTAAATCAATGACTACCAACATGACAATGCCTTTGTTAGCGGTTGGAGCAGCAGGAGTTAAATTAGCAGTTGATTTTGGGACATCAATGGCTAAGATTAGAACATTGGTGGGTGCAAGTGCATCAGATTTAAAAGCATATGAAAAGCAAGTTTTAGCAATTTCACAATCAACAGGAGTTGCAGCCGATCAATTAGCAGAGGGTTTATTTTTCATCACATCAGCAGGATTAAGTGGAAAGGAGGCAATTGAGGCCTTAGAAATATCAGCAAAAGGTGCAGCAATGGGAATGGGTGAAATGGCAGACATTGGAAATGCCTTAACATCCATTATGACAGCATATGCAAGTGAGGGGATGACAGCCGCAAAAGGTGGTGATTTATTGCATGAAACATTAAAACAGGGTAAATTTGAGGCCAGCGAATTCATGCAGAAGTTGGGGAAAGTTATTCCAACAGCAGCAGCGGCAGGAGTATCATTTGAGGAATTAGGTGCAGCATCAGCAACAATGTCAAAATTAAGTGGTGATGCAAGTGGAACATTAACATCCATGAATTCCTTAATGATGAAACTTTTAAATCCATCACAGCAACAAAAGGATATTTTAGAAGAAATTGGAATTTCAGCAGAAGATTTAGGAACAATGATGGATGATTCCTTAATGGGAACATTGCAGTTTTTATTTAAAAATTTAGAGGGCAACAATGAAATGCTGATGAAAGTTTTTGGATCATCAAAAGCAGTAACAGGGGCATTGTCAACAATGGGATTACAATCTGAAACTTATGCAGGAGTTTTGGATGGAATGAATGATTCACAGGGCAATGTTTCTGAGGGGATGGAAATATTAGCAGAAACAAGCGGGTTTAAAATGCAAAAGGCATTAAACAGCACAAAACTGGTTTTGATGGACATTGGGGACAAAGTGATGCCGTTAGTTTTAAAAATGGTGCGAAAAGTTGAGGCAGGGATGCAATGGTGGCAATCATTAGATAAAAACGCAAAAACAACAGCAATTTCAATTGGATTATTTTTGGCAGCATTAGGCCCAGCAATAACATTAGTTGGAAGTTTAGCAACAGCATTTGCATTTTTAGCAAGTCCCATTGGATTGGTTGTTGCGGCAATTGTTGCAATTGTTGTTGCGTTTGCTTATGTGAGGGAAAATTTTGATGCATTTAAGGAAAGAATGGGAGATTGGGCATGGTGGAAAAATGCATTAATTCAAGCATTGCAATGGGTTATTGAATACAGTCCAATTTCATTATTGATAAAAGGATTTAATAAATTAGCAACATTTTTAGGAAGAGATCCAATTGTTAATCCATTTGAAACAATGGCAGATGGGTTGGAAGATTTAAAGGAGGAAACAAAGGAATATGAAAATGAGTTTGGCAGTTTTGGGGATGCAATGAAAAACCAAGCATCTGAATTAGGGGATGCATTGGGAGCAATGGGTGGATCCATAGGAGTTGGAACAGGGGGGACAGCAGAAACAGAGGAGGCGCCAGTTGTTGAAATTCCTGCAATTGATACGAAACCAATGGAGGATGCATTGGAAGTGGTTGAGGATGCAACAGATGGGACAACATCAACATTAAAAGGTTCATGGGATGAGTTTTTTGAAGATTGGAAAAAGGGAATTGAGAAAACAGTTGCCATTGCACAAAGACTTATGGGCAGTTTGAGTGGGGTTGTTTCAGCAATTAATGAAAAGGAAATGACAGAATTTCAAAACATGAGAAATTTAAAAGATGAGGCAATGCAGGAGGATTATGATAAGGAATTGGCTGCAATTGAGAATTCAACAGCGAATGAAGAGGCAAAAAAAGAGGCAATTGCACAATTGGATGAAAAGTATAATAAAAAGAAAGAAGAAAGCAACAAAATATTGGATGCAAAAGAAAGTGCAATAAAACGAAAACAAGCAAAAAGAGATAAAAAACTTAATATAATGAATGCTATAATTAGCACAGCAGCAGCAGTTGCAGCAGCGTTGCCTGTAATTCCATTATCAATTGCCGTTGGTATTATGGGGGCGGCACAAGTTGGATTGATAGCATCAACACCTATTCCAGCATTTGAGGATGGTGGTATTATTAGCGGCCCAACTGTTGGATTAATGGGAGAATATGCAGGAGCAAAAAACAATCCAGAGGTTGTTGCACCATTAAATAAATTAAAAGGAATGATTGGAAATCAACAGCAAAAGATTATTGTTGAGGGCAGAATTAGTGGAAATGATATTTACATATCAAACAGCAAAACAAGTAATCAAAGAGATCGTTTAATATAATGGCATACGGAAAGAAATTTTATACATCTTATCAAAGTTATAATGGATGGGATTATTACATGGAAATTTTTGTTAAGAATTATGTTGGAGCAGATTCTGAAATTTCTTTGGGGGGAAATGGTTGTGTAATTTCTTATAATACGGACAACAATGAAAGGGATAATTCTATTTTGTCATCAGATTTAAGTTTTGATTTTTTAGTTACCAATATAACTGAGGAATTGTTTGTGGGTGATTTAAGAGATACATGGGAAGAGGGGGATGTTTATGTTCATTTATATCAATCAACTAGCGCAAATGAAAATCCTTTGTGGAGTGGATTTATTTTGATGGATTTAGGAGCAGCAGAAGATGTGGATATGCCATATCAAGTTGAGTTAAAAGCAACTGATGGATTATCATTATTAAAAAGTGTTGATTTTGTAAAAAATGGCTCAAATATTCCATATAGTAATGCGGAAATATACTCAGACAGAGAAACATTTGTTTATTGGATTTCTGAAATTTTACAAAAGGCAAAAACAGCAGATTTAAATAATGGGGCGTTTGCAGATCCATTATTTTCAACATCTGTAAATTGGTATAATGAGTTACATCAAGATACAACATTGGCATATGATCCTTTGAAAATAACAAAAGGCGGAATATCATGGGCCAATAAAGTTGATGATAATGGTTATTATGATGTTAAAAATTGTTATGTTGTTTTAAAAGAAATGTTAAGGGTTTGGGGTTGCAGAATAACTTATTGGAATCACATGTTCCATATTGTTCAAATATCGGAATACATCAATGCTGATAGTGGAACAAATTTAAATCCAGATAATTTAAACACTAGAATCTATAATTTAAACGGAACATTATCATCAACACAGTCATATTTAGGAAACAAATATAAAACAAGATATGATTTAATTACAGGAATAGGGGGAGCAGGGATACAAAAATTAACTGGAACAACATATCAATTTTATCCAAGATTAAAAAATGCAGTGGCAACAGCGCAAACGGGAGGTGGGTTGAATTATTATGGCGGGTTTCCTCCTTTTAATGCATCAACATTAGGAAGCCCCATACCATCACAATGGATAACAAATGCAGCATCAGCAAGTGAATTATATTTGGAGATTCCATTAAATGTTTCAAAAGGGAATGCGGGGGCTTATCTTAATTTATATTGGCGATTTAACATTGTAGCAACAGATGGAACAACAACCAAATATTTGCAGGAAAATAGTGGAACATTTAGTTGGATTAATACATTGCCAACATTCGGATCCCCATCAACAGAAAGAAGAGTTAGGGGGAATTGTTCATTGACATCCTCAGTAATAAACCAACAAAAAACAATTTTCAGTGATTTTATACCATCAGATTCAGCATTTGCAGGAACATGGAAGTTTACCATTGAGATGGATGATTCTGATTGGGGGACGCAACATGACACATCATTTTTTCAAATAAGCACAACAGGGTATGGATATGCAACTTATGAGCCATTTACAAATGCAATTTCATGGAGCAACATCCCGCAACAAGCGGGAGGGAATGAGGGGTTTTTATTAATGATTAATTCAAACAATGGAGTTAATGCACAGGGGCAAAATATAACAGCATCTGTGTCAGAAGATAATTCAAAAATAAAAGATTTTCAAAAATTATTTTGGGCAGATGCAGCAGATGGAACAGATCCAGGAGCGTTAGAGGCGGAAGAATTCCCAACCTTTTTTACAGCAACAAATTTCACTGGTAAATGGGGAGTTGGAACATTATTGGGGGATGATACAATTACAAATTTACTTTTGAGTGAATTTATTTTTGGGCAAACCAATAATACACAAATAATAAACACAAAATTTGCAATATCTGAAAATGGTAAAAATTCAAATGATGGAACATTAACAGTCCCAAATTACATCAATCCTATTGGGAGAATAAGAGAAAATATTATTGGTTATGTGGATAAGTTTTATATTTTTAGATCCGGGAATTTTCACACATATTTTGATGAGTGGGATTATGAGGGTTGGGAAGTTAAAAGGGATGTTGGAACATTAACAACAACAACAACAACAACATGGGGGCCAAACGGGCCAGCTGAAACGGATAATGGCCCAGTTGGAATGAAATTAGCAGCCCCAACAACATTGGAAGAATTAAATGTTAAAAATTCATCATTAACAGTAACGACATCAGCAATCACAGGAGTAAAAACAAGCATTGATATTGAGGCCGTTGGCGAAACTATCATGGCAGCAGGTGATGTTTTGTTATTAAGTAGTGTTGAGCAAATGCATGAATTAACATTAAGCACAAGAATACTATCAACAGATACTGCAATTAATATTAGTTCATATGATTTTGGAGGTGATGTGATTTTAGCAGGGGCATTAATTACACATAATGAGATTGATTTAATACAACAATATCAAAATAAAACAAAGGGAACAGTTGGTGGTTTGGCAGTAACAGCAACAACATTAGGGCCAATTGAATATACAGGCGGAAGATATATTGGTAATTTTGATGCATTAAGAGGTATGGATTTAGATTACATTATTGTATTGCCATCTGATTTTATGATTAATGATGATGTTGCATCTCCAGCACAATTTAAGGATGCAGCAACAACAGGATTGCAAGTTTCAAATGCATCAAGTGAATTGTTGGCGTTTATAAGAATTCCAACAGGAAAGAAAGCAACAAAAGTTGATATTTTTGGAACGAATCCAAAAGTTGTTGAGGTATATGAGTTGAATGTGAATGCAAATACAGACTTAACAACAGCAACAGATTTGGCAGGAGGAACGGGAGTAATGAATACGCAAATTACATTGACAAGTGAAGTTGCATCAACTTCAACAAATTATTTATTAATTAAAGTAAAACTTACAGGTTTGAGCAACAGAATTTGGGGCGGTAAGGTTACAATTGACAACATATAAAATGCCAATAAAAAGCACAATAAAAGAAATAGGAGAAACAGCCGTAATTAATGGCTCAATTTTAAGTGTAACAACATTCTCAAATTTAGAATTGGGATTGAAAATATTACTGTTAATTGTTACGATAATATACACAGTTGATAAATGGTATTTTCACAGGAAAAAAAGAGATGGCAAAGAAAAGAAAACTAAATAGTAAGAATCCAAAATATTGGCAAAAAGACAAATTGAATGAGCCAAAAATTAAAAGGAAAGTATTAATGCCGAATTCAAAAGGGCTAATTATTCATGCAATTTGGTATGAAAACAATTTAACATAATATTTTAAAAATAGTTAGTTCATTACTAGCAAATTAAACTTATATGTTTTTATATAGTAATATACTAGAAAGGGCTAAAAGTCGCTTAAAAGGGCTTAAAACAAGAAACAGAATGAAACTAAAATATTTTAAATTAAAGGAGTTTGATTGCAAATGTGGGTGCAAAACAAATAAAATTGATGAAGAATTTTTGGAGATGATTGACAGGGCCAGAAAATATGGGGGAGTTCCATTTAAAATTAATAGCGGTTACAGATGCCCAAAACATCCATTATCAAAAAGCAATCCAACAAGTTCACACATTAAAGGAGTTGCAGCAGATATTAAATTTACAGATGGACAAAATTTAGCATTAATAATTGGAGGTTTGGGAGGTGCAGGATTTGAAAGGTTTGGGATAAACTTTAAATCAAAATTTGTGCATGTTGATTCTGATGTGGACAAAGTAACACCATGTATTTGGGGCTATTAAATGATTTACTTAATATTATATATTGTGTTTTTAGTGATAATAAGAAAGAGAAAAAAATAAATTATGGGAATTTGGAGTAAAATATTTGCAAGTGGAGCAACTGATTTAGTAAAGGAAGTTGGAAATGTAGTTGATGACTTAACAACATCAGATGAAGAAAGGTTATTGGCAAAGCAAAAGTTAGAGCAAATGATTTTTGATTTTGAATCAAAGATGCAGGAGGAAGTTACAGAAAGATGGAAAGCTGACATGAATTCTGATAGTTGGTTGAGCAAAAACATTAGGCCATTAACATTGGCATTTTTAGTTGTTGCAACAGTTCTGTTGATTTTTATTGATGCAGGAGCAATTGATTTTGTAGTTGATGCAAATTGGAAAGACTTATTGCAAATTGTTTTGATTACTGTAATAGGAGCATATTTTGGTGGACGTTCATATGAAAAAATAAAAAGATAATTAAAAACAAACAAGATGAAAAACAAATACTTAATTTACAATAATGAGATTGCAGACTTATGGCATTTGGGGAATGGTTATGTTGCAATTAGTGAAATATTAATTGAAAGACATGGATTGGATGTTTCAGTTGATCATTTAAGGAAATCAATTGCTGAGATTATAAAATACAATTTGGCAGATAAGGAAATTGTTGAGTATAATGTTAGGTTGGCAAAGCAAAAACAAAAGGCCCAAGATTTAAATAGAATATCAAACAAATCATTTAGGGAACATGCGAGGGTTGAAAATTCTTTAATATCTTATAATGAGGAGTTGATTAAACTATTAAAGAGAAACGAGTTTAAAATTAAGATTCCAAAAGAACCAAAGGAGGAAAGGGGTGCAATGATAGTTCAGATAGCAGACACACATTTCAATGAGTTGGTTTCATTAGATCATAACAAATATGATTTTACAGTTGCATCAAAGAGGTTGCAAAAGTTTGCACATTATGTTAAAAGATATGCAGAGTTTCATGGGGTTGATAACATCCTGTTGGCCATCACAGGCGATTTGATTAATTCAGATAGGCGATTGGATGAAAAGTTGGCAATGGCAACAAACAGGGCTAAGGCAACATTTTTGGGCGTTCATTTATTAAAGCAATTTATTGTTGATATAAGTTCAGTTGCTGAAATAAGCGTTGGATGTGTTACAGGAAATGAAAGCCGAGTTAATGAGGAATTGGGTTGGGTTGATATTGTTGCAAGTGATAATTATGATTTCACAATATTTGAAATGCTGAGGTTATTATTGCCAGACATTAATTTTATTAGGGGAAACGCATTGGAATTAATTGTTGAGGTTGCAGGGCAAAATGTATTGTTAATACATGGGCATCAATTAGGAAAGATGGACAGCAACAGAATTGCAAAAGTAGTGGCAAAGTATGCAAGAAAAGGAATTCAAATTGATTTTATGATGTGTGGACATTTACATGAAACAATGATTACAGATTTATTTGCTAGGAGTTCATCATTAGTTGGTGCGAATGCTTATAGTGAAAACGCATTGAATTTAAGCAGCAGAGCAGCACAGAATATTTATGTTATGTTAAAGGAGGGCAGGCAGGACATCAGAATTGACTTACAAGATACAAATGGATTTAAGGGTTATAATATAGATAAGGAGTTGATGGCCTACAATACAAAGAGTGCAGAAAAAAGCAAGCCAAAAAACACAATTTTTAAAATAATTATATAGATTTGTCCCGTTTTTAGTCGTAATTTTAGTTTTAAAAAGGGGGATTTGCATCACATTTAGTGGTGCATTTTCTTTTTTTATACCTAGTAAACAAAGTTTTTTTAAAATTTCTTTGTTTTATTTTGCACAATTGTTAAAAAGGTGTATCTTTACACCATCAAACAAACAAAAAAATTAAAGACATGACAACATTAAAAAACACAAAAGGAACAAAGGCAGTAAACATTATCAATGATGCAACAGGAAGATTTAGAGCAATGTATGTTCAAATATATAATGGACATGAGCAAGTTTTAAATTCAAAAGATTATGCAACTTTTAAAAGTGCAGAAAAATGGGCCAAATCAAAATTAAGTTAATAAAATAAATTAAATTAAATAGGGGGTGTAAAAGCCCCCATAAAAAAAACAAGATGAGAAATTTTTTAGATCACACAATTTTGGTATTGGGAATGATTGGGGCAATATATATTGTTTTGGCAGCAGTTCAATTAGTAGAGTTAATTTTAAAAGCATTATTAATATGGAATTAGAATATACAGAATCAATCATCAAAACAATTGATGCATCAGATTTGCCCGTTTACACAGTATGGAAAAACAAATGGTTTTACAGAGTTCGCAATGTTGAGGGCCGCATTTTATGTGATAAGTTGTATATTGATTCATTTGAATATCAACAATCATCATTAGGCGTTTGCCTATCAAAAGAAAATGAAAGAACAACTGAGGATGCATGGCGTAATGCAATGCATAAATTTATGAATTTTTTAAGAAAATAAAATGACAAAACAAGAATTAACAAAGTTTTACAAATTACACAATTTATTGCCATCTGATGTTTACAAAGACAAAAGAGGTTTTGTGATAATTACAAAAAGTGGAATTGAGAAAATACAGAATCAAAACAATATAAAAATTGCATTTGAAATGATAGTTTGCGACATTGATAATGTTGTAATAAAAGCGGTAAGCATGAGGTTTGATGCATCAGCAGATGAGTTTGTGCCAATCATTGAAACTTTTGGAAGTGCTAACAAAGAGAATTGTAGAAATACATTTAAGGTTGAAGTTGCAGAAAAAAGAGCATTGGCGAGATGCATAATAAAAACTATGCAATGGACAAATATGAAAGGTGAGGATGAGATGGAGCATCAACCAAATGAAACTTTAAATAAATTGAAATGAGTTACAAAGTAAAGCAAGAAATTGAAAGCGTGATTTTGTTGGCATTGGTAAAATGTGTTTCAGAACAATGTTCAATATTAAAGGATCAACATAAATTAAATGTTAAAAGGAGATTTAATAAGTTGTTAAGCACAGCCCGAGCATATGAAAAAGAGATTGATAATGTAATGGAACAAACAGGAGATTTTGGGGTTGAAACAGTTTATGATACAATCATGGAAACAATAAATGAATCAAAAGAAAAAGTTTATGAGGGATTTCAAAATTAGTCAATCAGCATTAAAGGATTTTTATAATCCAGATGTTTGCCCAATTAAATGGGAGGAATCATATTTGAATGGTTACCGATCACAACCAAGTGCAGCAATGTTGGATGGTTTGGTATTTGAGCAACATGTAATTGGATTGAGTAGAGGTGGCGAGGTTTACGAAATACCAAAAGGAAAGACAGGTAAAAAGTTAAAGCGTGAAGTTGATTTGCTAAAATTAGCAGAGCAATCTAAACAGACAATGAAAGATTTGGAAATTGAGTTGGTTGATGTGCAGCCGCATTGGGAGGTTGAGGATTTAGTGGGACATCCAGATGCTTTAATTAAGTATAAAGGCGAGTTGGCATTAATGGATCTGAAATATACGGGAGTGCGTGAGGATGAAAGTTGTAAATGGAATCCGTTTGCCTGGGAGGATTTACAATATAAAGATTTCAGACAGGCATTGCATTATGTAGAAATGTATTATTTAATGGAGGGAGTTTATTTGCCATTCTTTTATTTAGTTTTTGGAAAGAGCGGTTGGTGTAAATTTATTCTTATTGATATTACATCAAGTGCAATGGATGATTACAGAATGTTATTGGATACATTCAGAAACGATTTAAAAACATTTAAGGCAAAGCCAATAAATGATTATTCAAAGTGCCGTAAATGTGCGGTATTATGCGACAAAAGAACAATTAAACCTAATATAATAAATATAGAAATATGAAAGCAGTAATTAAGGAAGCATTAAGATTATGTTCCAACATGTGGAATGTAGATTCAAAACAAGTAATAAACAACAGATGCAGAAAGGCGGATGTTATAATGGCAAAAAGAATGTTTATATATTATCTTTACAACTTTGTGGAGATAGGCCATGCACACATTAAAAACCATGTGAAAGGATTAAACCATGCAACAAGCATTTACCATGTGAGGGAATTTAATAAACAATTGGATATTGATTATGCAATTAAATTAAAGTTCCAAAGATTTATGGAGGAAATGAAATCATTTAGTTTGTATGGTGAGGAATTTGAACAAAAAAAACAAGAGTTAGAACAAATAAAAGTTGAATTAAATAATTTAAAAAAATGAAAATTACAGGAAAATTAGTTAGAGTTTTGGAAAAACAAGTTGGAACATCTAAAGCAGGAAAGGAATGGATGAAACAGGAGTTTGTTTTAAACACAGGATCAGATTACAATCCAGAGGTTTGCCTCAGTGTATTTGGTGAGGACAAAGTAAAAGGATTGAAACAATTTAGCGAGGGGCAGGAATTAAGTGTTGATGTTAATGTTTACAGTAGGGAATGGAATGGAAAGTATTATCATTCAATTGATGCATGGCAAATTGAAGTTGTAGGAAGTAAACAAGATGTTGGGGATGATGGAGATTTGCCGTTTTAAAAGTTAAAAAAAGCCAACAATTCAGTTGAGTAAGCCAAAAAAACGCATTTTTTACATTTTATTTATGCTGAAAAGCCGATAATTTGGGCCAATAAACAACAATTTTTTAAGTTTTTTTTAGTGATTTACTAGATAGGGATAAATATTTTTGAAAGTTTTATTGTTTCGTTTTACACAATTGTTAAAAATTGTTATCTTTACACCATCAAACAAACAAAAAAAATAAACAAAATGAAAACAAAAACACAAAATACAAAAATTAAATTAGATAAAAATTTATCTTTAAATGGAAAAATTACAAATCTTTCTATAAATAAGAATGAATTAATAATCAAATCAAATAGTTCAATTTCTTGGTTAAGTGCTGAGAGTATCGCAAAAAACCTAATTAAAAAGGGATATACTCAGATTAAAAAAATTACCTTTAACGAATTACACTAAAAATAATAGGGGGTGTAAAAACCCCTTTAAATTAATAAACAATGATAAAAGGATTTGAAACGATAACAGCCGATTTAAACGAACAAGAATTGGAATTGATGCCAACCATCATAAAAGGATTAAAAACAAAGCATGGCAAAGATATGGCCGTAACAGGCGGTAAAATAGCAGATGCAGTTGGGTTGAGTGGAATTAAAGTTCAGAAAATAATTAATGTGATAAGAGTTAAAAATTTAATTCCAGGTTTATGTGCGTGCGGCAAAGGTTATTTTATAGCCAATAACATTGAGGAATTGGACAATTATATTATAAGTTTAAAGCAAAGGATAAAGGCACAGGTTGATGTTTTAAACGCATTAGAGCAACAAACAATAATTTTTGGAGGGACAGGGCAAACAACATTATTTGAATAATATGGAAAGAGATTTTAAAGGGATATGGATTCCAAAAGAGGTTTGGTTAAATAAAGATTTGAAACTAATTGAGAAATTGTTTTTAGTTGAGATTGATTCATTGGATAATGAAACAGGATGTTGGGCATCAAATAAATACTTTGGTGAGTTCTTTGGAATTTCAAAGGGCAGATGTTCCCAAATAATAAATTCATTGGAGCAAAATGGTTTTATATTAATAAAATATGAATATGAGGGAAAGGAAATAAAAAGCCGAACAATTAGGGTAGTTAAAAAATTAAATAGGGTATTTAATAAAGGTGCAGGGGGTAGTAAATATATTAAAGGGGGGTATTTAGAAAATGATAAAGATAATAATACAATAACTAATAATACAACTAATAATAAAACTACTAAAGGGAGATTTAAAAAACCTTTAATTTCTGAAATTTCTTTTTACATTGAGGAAAGAGGCAATAAAATTAATGCAAACAAATTTTTTGATTATTATGAATCAAATGGTTGGAAAGTTGGGAAAAACAAAATGAAATGTTGGAAAGCAGCCGTTAGGAATTGGGAAAATATGCGAAAAGATAAGGGCCAAATGGAATCAAAAGTTATGGAAAGATTGTCAAGCCATGACAAAGCAAAACAAATGTTAAAAAATATGCACAATGGAAATTAAAGAAATAAACAAAGTATTTAATATTGATTTTTTAAATAATGATTTGCCAGATAAATGTGCAAATTTGATAATTGCAGATCCTCCATATTACAAAACTAAAGGGGAATTTGATTTTATTTGGAAAACTTTTGATGATTATTTAAAAGATGTTGAAAAATGGGCAATTGAATGCAAAAGATTATTGGCAGACAATGGGACATTACTATGGTATGGAGATGCAAAAAATATTGCATATTCTCAAATCATTTTTGATAAGTATTTTAATTTATTAAATTGTGTAGTTTGGGAAAATACAAACGATCACAAACAGCAAATAAGATTTAATGAAGATTTACGAACATTTGCACCTCTTACAGAAAGGATTTTAATGTATGAAAAAAAAGGAGATAAAACAGGAGGTGAATTAATATTTGATCAGTTTTTAAAACCAAATAATCCATTTAGTAAATATTTGAAAATTGAGTTTAAAAATGCAAAGGTAACAAATAAAGAAATTTCTAAATTATTCCCAAGCCGAACAGGTGGGTTAACGGGTTGTGTTTCTAATTGGTTAAATGGGGATAATGTAATAACAAAAGATCAATATTTGAAAGTTCGTAAATACTTAAATAATAAATATTTGAGGAAAGAGTATGAAGATTTGAGGAAAGAGTATGAAGATTTGAGGAGGCCTTTTAACAACTTTTTACACTTAGGAGATGTAATAAAATTACCAAATTATGAAACAAATAATTATGATCATGCTACAATAAAACCAGAAAAATTGGCAAGAATATTTTTAAACACTTGCAGCAGAAAAGATGATTTGGTAATTGTCCCATTTGCAGGAAGTGGCACAGAATGTGCAATGAGTGTTAAGGAGGGCAGAAAATTTATTGGTTATGAAATAACAGAAAAACATGCTACAATGAGTCAAAAAAGAGTTGATGAGATATTAAAACAACCAAAATTATTTTAAAATGGAAATTAAAGAAATAAACCAACAAGATTTGGAGTTAATGTGCGTTGATGTATTAACACAAACATATGCAGATTTAGGGCAAAAGGATAATGATCCGCAAAACAAAGTTATGTTGGCCCAAAGTTTAGCAAAGGATTTAAAAAGGCGTTATGCATTTATGCCATTTGATGCAGTAGTTTTGGCATTTGAGAATGGAGTGCGTAACACAGAATTATTTGTTGTTAGTGCATCAACCTGGTGCAAGTGGTTAAACAAGATGAAAGCAGAAATTTGGGATGGTTGGCATCATTTTGAGTTGGGCAATCATCATGTTATTCAACCGCATGTTAAAGCAATAATGGAGCAGCAACCAAAATTAATGATTGAGTATAAACAAAAGTTAAGATTAAATTAGTAATTTGCACAAAATTTAATAATTATGGATAAACATACAGCAGATGATCCGAACAATCCAATCAATCAACAGCCAACAATAAATTTTTGTGAAGTTTGTGATATTGAAGAAAGTAAAACATATTTTGTTGATGATTCACAAATTTGTGAAAATTGTTATACAGAAGAAATAAAAGAATAAACAAATTAAAATGGAATACAAGAACGGCAAAAGACAATTTAAGTATATGTGTAAAAAGGATAAGGAAAGGATTTTTAATTCACTATCATTAAACTTAACATCAAAGCAAATACAAGCAAAGCACAATATTACATTTATCACATTAGATAAAATAATTAAAGAAAGAATTACAAAGTTATGATTAAAGCAATAGAGAAAACATTAAATTGCACAGATAAAAATGGAGTGCAAAGGGGTTGGATTGTTAAATATGATTCAAAGGATAAGATTAAAGAAATAAAAAGTTTATTCAATCCGAATGATTACAAAGGCAGTAGGCCCGTTTATAATGATGAGCAGATTTTAGTTATATTAAAAAAGGAAAGGAAATGATTTATGTAATATTAATTTCATTTATAGTTATATTATTTTTATATAATACAATTATTGAAATGAAAATAAAAAATGATGAATTAAAAAGTTTGAATAATAATTTAAAAAGATTTGAGGATGAGTGGAAAAACAAATACACAAATAAAGGTTAAGAATAAATATTATTGGGATATGGACAGAAACAAACCATTTAAAAAAAGCATTGATTATTCAAAAGACAAAACACCTAATTACTACATTGGAAAGGTTTATAGATATGAGGCAAGAAAAGTGATTGAGGATTTTGATTTAGGATATAATTGTGGGACAGCATTAAGTTATATTGTCAGAGCAAAGCGTAAGCATGAAACAAGTGTTGACTGCATACAGAAAGCAATTAACCATTTAGAATTTGAGTTGGATAAAATAAAAAATATAAATAAATAACAAATGTTGAAAACTAATGTTTTACTTTACACCATGAAAGAATTTGGAAGATTATTAATCACAACTGTTTTGTTGCCATTTATATTGGTTGCATCAGTTTTAATGTTATTTTTTGTAATACATGAAAGTTTTTGGCACAGTAAAGGGGGGGAAACTAAAACTGAATAACAGCAGAAAGTTCCAGGATTCATTAAGAGAATTTGAGGGAATGGATGTTGAGTTAAGAATTAGGAAAAGGAGTGCAAACAGATCAAAGGAGCAGAACAGTTTGTATTGGAGTTGGATTGATATATTATCAAAAGAAATAGGATACACAAAAGAAGAGATGCACACATTAATAAAATATAAATTCCTTAAAAGAAATGTTGTTGATGACAATGGAGAAGAGCAGGAAGTAATTAAAAGCACAACTACACTTACAACAAAAGAATTTAGTTTGCTTATGAATGATGTTTTGTTTTGGAGTAATAACACATTAAACATTAATTTGCCGAGCAATGAGTGAGGAAAGATTGCAAACAGAAGTTGTTAATTGGATTAAACTAAAATATCCAAAGGCGAGATTTTGTGCATCATTGGGCGGTATATACACAGGGCCAAGACAGGCCATCAAAGCAAAGCGGACAGGTTACAGCAGGGGATTCCCAGACTTACAAATAACAGAGGCAAGAGGTGGTTACTTTGGATTATTCATTGAATTAAAAACAATCAAAGGAAGAGCAACAGATGTGCAAAGGGATTGGATTAATGATTTGAATGATAGAGGTTATTATGCAGAGATATGCAAAGGATTACCAGCAACATTAAAAACAATTGAATCGTATATGGAGCAGAAAGAAACAAAGAGGAATGAAAGCAATCAGTAAAAAGCAATCAACAGTTAATAAAGAATTAAAGAAAGTATATCAAGAGATTGCAGAAGAGCGTGGCCATTATTGCACAGGATGTGGCCGTTCAGATGTTCCATTAAGTCATTCGCATATCATTCCAAGAAGTAGGCGTTCAGATTTAGTAACAGATAAAAGAAACATCACATATCATTGTTTAGATGGTATTGATGGAAATGGCAACAGCAGAAAGGGATGCCATACAATTTGGGAGGGAGTTGACAGAGATACATTGTTAGACTATCCCAGAAACATTGAATATGTATTAGAGGTTGATGTTGAGTATTATTATTTAATAACAGAATTAAATGGGTGATATTATAATAATAGCAAAGTTAAAAGAAATAATGGACAGGAAAGGATATAAGTTTTTTGAAAGAGGAAATTACAATCTTAATATTATTGGCATCAGAAGTAAACAAAGCGTTGCAAATAGTTTTGATGATTCATTAATGTGCATATTTAAAAAGGATGATGAATGGGTTGTTAATGAATATACAATTACAACAGATGCAGGGAGTTATTGGTTAAAGAATCCCATTGATAAAAAAGGAACAGCATTATTAGTTCCCGATCAATACAGGGGAGTTTATGGTTTAAGGAAACACAATGGGAAATATAAAGCATTATGTCAATCATGGGGAGATGTTAAAGTTTACAGGGATAATGATAAGGATATTATTTTAGATTATGATTGTGAAACAATAGACAAAGGAATGTTTGGAATTAATATACACAGGAGCAATCCAAGAACAGAAAGCACAATGGTTAATAAATGGAGTGCGGGTTGCCAAGTGTTTAAGAAAGCAAATGAATACAATGAGTTTATTAATGATTGTGAAACGGCAAGAAACATTTGGGGGAATAAATTTACTTATACATTGCTAACATATAAAGATATTAAGAATGGATAATGTTTTTATAAAAGCGGCAACATCATTATTATTACATGATGCAATGGAGGAATTAAAACAGATGGCAATACAGAATGGCAATCAACATGATGAGGAGTATTTGGATAACATGTTGTTGATGTCAATGATAGGTTATGCAATAGCAACAGGAAGAGATAAAAGATATATTGTTGAGATGTTTGCCAACATTGTTAATGAGCAACAGGATGAGAATGCAATGGAGATTATTAATCAAGCAAAGGATTTATTATAATGCCAACATTACCAAAAGGAAACAGGCGGCCATGGATACCAAAGAAAAGAAAGATTTATGGACAGACAGATAACAGTTCGTTTTATCAATCAAAACAATGGAGGATGTTAAGGCGTTATTATATTAAAGCCAATCCATTATGTGAGGAATGCACCAGGAAAGGAAAGACAACAGCAGGGAATTGTATTGATCACATCAAGCCAATAAGCATGGGAGGAAGTAAGGTGGATGAATCTAATTTGCAAACACTATGCAACAGTTGCCATGCTAAGAAGTCAGCAACTGAGGCGGTTGAATATAGGAAAGGAGTTAAGGATTATGTTAGAAAGAAATAATTTTAAAAAATATTGTGTGGGGGGTGCATGAAATCTTAAAAAGTAAAATATATGCAAAT